GCCTTGCTTATGAAGCCGTTGCAAAGGCAATGGGAACCACTCCAGACGATGCGCAGAAAATGCTGTCAACCGGGAAACTCACATCCGACCAGCTGGCATCAATCCAGCAAGCCGAGATTGCGCTGAAAGCTCAGGCGCAGAGCATGAACCTGGACTTCGCCAGGCTGACAAACGACGACCGTAAATCTGCTCGAGATCTGCAATCGACAACCCGTTCAATCATCCCGCCGGCCTTGGCCCTGCTGGTGACGATCGGATTCTTCGGGATCTTGGTGGGGATGATGACTGAATCATTCAAGACCAGCGAAGCGCTGATGCTGATGCTTGGTTCCCTGGGAACTGCTTGGACGGGAATCATTTCGTTCTATTTTGGCTCGAGTGCCGGCAGCCAGGCCAAGGACTCACTTATTCATAAATCAACACCGATTTAGTCGTGGATGCGTCCGGAGTCAACGATGGCGCAAAAGCGGCGATCGGGACTCTCAAAGAATCCATTGCTGTCGGTAAGGAAGGCGGCAAGCTCGTAGAGGGAGTGCAGGCTGATTCTCATGCCGTCATCCTCCAGCAGCGACGCATCCGAGAACATGATCGGCGCAGGCAGGAGCAGCTAGGCAGCCAGCAGGAGCAGCGCGCCTACCATCACTTCATTGCCAAGCAGCAGGAGATCAAGACCACCGAGGATTTGAAGCGCCACATCCTCAAGGAACATGGCGTCACCGGCTGGTCAGAGTTTCTCAAGGCCAAGGCAGACATCGAGGCCCAAGATAAACTAGAAGCCTCACAGGTCAGCGAGGACGAAAACGCAATGAATGATGCAACCTGGTGGTGCTTCGCGGCAGGTGCGCTGATTGCGTTCTTGATCACCAATGGCTAGGCGCTACGGCAAGCTGGCCGCTATCCTGATTCTTGTCTATGCCTTGCTTTCGATCTACTTGAAGCAGGCCACAAGATCAAGACACCACATTAAACTTTGGCGTAGGTCAGCAAGTGTTCGTTCAAGCGTAAAATTCTGGTCCGGTTGTAGATAACGATGCTGGTCGCATAATCCACTGCGGTCTCGGCCTCGAGCATTGACAGGTGAGCCAGGGCCAGCTCGTTGGCGATCACTTCCATTGGGGTCTTTTGACGCCAGAAGCTCTGAATGTATTTGATCATCTCGACACTCTCGTCCGTTTGAAGTCAGCCATTGTAAAAACGCTGTTCGATGCAGTCAGCGAGAACACGGAAGTGCAGAACGGCCTCGGTCTGTCGCGCTTGATGTGCCGATTGCCTAACGGATCGTTTGCTGCCTGGGCCGCGATGGCTTCAGCTTCTGTCATGAACGATCCGATATGCTCAGTGCCGACCCGCGCCAGCCATCGCTTGGCCCGCTTGTTGTAGATGATGCCGATCATCCTTTTATCCTTGAATTATCAGCAAGATCTTCTTCCAGACGCTGGTGGAAGGTATCTTCCCCATCATCGCAAGAAACCAGCCAATCTATGCGCTGTGCATAAATCTCTGCGATTCTCAACAAATACAGACCTTGACTAAATGCACGGATGGTTTCTTTTGAGTATCCACGACCCCCTGTATCGCCCCACTCATTCAGTTCTTGACTATTATTGCTGATGATCAACTGCTCAACCATGTCAGCGATTTGACCAATTTTGTACTGGTCGTAATTGAAGTGTCCACCGCTCATGTGTTCCTGCTCCTTAATTTGGCTTCAAGGGCATCAACTATTTTTCTGCCGCTTTTTGATACTGGGCCAGCGCCGCCATTTAATCCAAAGTAATACCGCAACACATCATCTGCTAGTATTTCTTTATCCGTCAGCCCGACCCATCCTGGCACATTGCCTGGCAGCACGTTCACCGGCCGTGGATAGGCAAGCGCAGCCAAGGCCTTGAGCAGTCGTTCAAACTTGTCAGTCTCCATCTAAGTCTCCGATCAATCTAGGATCCAGCGGGAGTGGGCCAAGTTGCAATTCGCCGGCCAGGCCTCTGGCGTCATAAGCCTGGCGCTGTGCAAAGTAGGTCATCAACTCTGGCCACTTTCCAATACCACGCGATTCTGCATCCCGGCACTCTCGCAATTTGTACGTCCAGTGGTTCAGCCCGTCTTGATAAAAGGCCTGGTCTGCTTTAGAGACTGGCTGACTTGAGAACAGATCAATCTGATTCATGGCGCAATCACCGTGTAACCCATTGCCTCGAGCGATCGGACCATCCGCAGGATCGCAGGATCTCCACCATCAAAGCGGTACATCTGCTGGCCGTCCTGTTGAAAGACTGACACCCGGCCAATCTCTCGGTCATGCTTCAGCACCGCAGACACCATTGCGCTGGTGATGCCGGCAACATCCGCCAGGACTGCGGCAGTCGCTGGTCCGTTCTTTTCCAGGTAGGCCCGAACTTTTGCCACTGGACCAACCTTCGCCAGGCGATCAGTTGAATACCGATAGCTGATGTGCGCCTTCATCAATGCCGGCTTGCCGACCAGCTGGCTGGCCATGTTTGCAAAAATGCTCATAGAAACATCCAAACAAAGAAACAGCTTGCAGAAATGTACAAAAGCACAATCCCGACGTAAGTGATCAGCAATTCAAGTTTTATACTGTGATTGTGATGGTCTGCGCAAAGGCGGCCTTGATTGCAGTCACCTTGACAGGGTGGGCAATCTTTGAATTTTTGTTTCATGTCTGCATCATCGAAACCAGATAAAAAATCCGTGCAGGATCCCAATCGGGAAGAACAGCGCACCGGCCACAAGGAAGCCCCACATCCCCTCACCAAAGCAAGTCAAGATGTGAGTCAGCCAGGCACAGAAGCAAGCGATAGAAATTACTGCTCCCATGTCATCCCCTTAAAAAGTCGTGTCGTCCTGGTCGTCCCGTTGGCGTGGTTCGTTCAGGTAAGCCCAACCGTCCCACCCACCCTCTTTTAGCGGGATAACGTCGATCTTCAGCATCGGGCCGTTCTTGGTTGAGATGATAGATCCGACTCGCTGGTAACGGTTCTTCTGCTCACCCTTCGCATTTGTGTAAGTCCCGGTGACAACGGTCACTTCTTGCATAAGTTTTGCCATTTTTATTCCCCAATGATTTGATTTAATTTATCGACCTTGACCGTAAGCTCGGCCAGGAACTTCTTAATTTCAGCCTCCATCGTGATGATGAACGGCTGATCCCGTGGGATTCGTTTTACAAACATTTGCGCCTTGGCTGGCATGCGTGGATCAAAGACCACGTAATCGCACCAGGCACGGTCAGCACAAGCCATCTGCATCTGCATCTGGGCGAAATACTTAGCCGGCACTGTTTCAGACAGCAAGGCGTCGATCATTGTGGCGGTGTTCGGGCACTTAATCTCGATGCAGCCATCCTTGCCGATCAACCCATCAGGACTGGCTCCAGCCATTTCAATTGATGGGTGATTCACAAACCCCACCTCTTGGACCGTTAAGCCAGTGGCGGCCTCGTAAGCCCCCCTGGCGAATGGTTCCTGATCGGTCCCCCACTGCATGGCCGCATTGGTGAACGATTCTTGGCGAGTGCCGGTGATCGTTTCAACTACCAACTGGGCCATGTAATTTTCCCGGCCGGCGGCGTAACCCGTCTTGGTCTTGGCCATCACGTCGGAAACCTTGGACGCAGTGACCTTGCCCAGGCGGACCGCGAACCATTCGTCTGTGCGTTGTTCAATTTCTTCAGACATATGATTCTCCTGTTATCTTTTCAATTAACTTCATTGCGTTTTGGATTTCAGGAGGCTGATTTTTGAATGGCATAACCCTGTGAAAATTATCATTTTGTTTATTTGAGTACCAGCCAATAAATGTTCGTAAAAGTTCCAACATTTCAGGAGCATAAGAAATCAACATTGCATTAGCCCGCTGCTCTGCATCGGGAACTGTTTTTCTATTTGGTATATTGGCAATTGTTGTGCCGTGAACTCCGGTTTTTCTTGTGGTAATGCTGTATGGATTAGTTGTCCAAGGAAATTGGTAGCGTGTGTTGTCTTGAAAGTGCCAGCGTTCAGGGGTGTAACTCATGCTTTTTTCTCCTGTTTGGCACGCTCAACACGTGACTTCTTTGCAGCCATCACCGCAGCCTGGAGGCTTTGATTGCCTTTGCAAGCATCGAAGGCCAGTTTGTAAACTTCAGCCAGTTCCTCGCTGTTGGCGCTGGCCTGGATCGCTGAAAGGTGGTCGGTAATGTCAGGCGCTGGCGCAGCTGGTGGGCGCTTGCGCTTGCTGGCGGCGTTGCCGTCGTCATCCTCCGGAGCGATCCCGCAAGCAGCCATCAATGATCCCCTTCTTGCATAAGTCAATGCGCTCATAAATCCTTGAGCATCATTTTTCGATGCAGGGAAATACAGGTTTCCGCAATTAAGCGTTTCGCCTGATTCATGCACAAAGACCGTTTCGACCATAATCCCGTTTTGCTGATCGTGCGTTTTTTGCAACAAGTAAATTCCATTGTTGTTCAACGCATCTATGACTGCTTCAACGCAACTTGCCAAGTCTGCATACTTGCTGCGGAAATGAGGATTGCTAGATGACTTGAGAGCTGGTCCAAATTCTTTTTGAGCTTTAACTAACGATGTGGCAATATTTTTCATTTCCAACTTTCCTTTCGTACTATTCGACTTATCGTCATAGCGCTTACGTTAAAAATACTGCACATGGAAATTTGAGAGTTTCCATTTGCAACCATATTTCTGATTTGCTCTACTTTTGATTTTGACAATTTTGACATTGGGTTTTGTTCACCTTTCCCAGTTGTGCCATGTGCAATCTTGTCTTGACTATTTTCGGAAGCTGTGCCCCACTTTAAGTTTTTGGCATCGTTGTTTTTGTGGTTCCCATCCAAGTGTCTGCACTGTTGCCCTGGCAATATAGGACCGTTGAACAGTTCGCAAACGACTCTGTGTACGTAGATTTTTGTTTTTCCAGATACACAAATTGCTCGGTACCCGAGCTGGCCGCAGACAGTGCCTTTTAAGACCAAGAATCGACCTTTTTTCATAGATGCAGCAATGCCAAATCTTGAAAAATAATAATCCTTGTAAGTTGGATGCTGCTTCCAGTCGCTGGATAAAATAGCGTTGCTCATGCTGTCGTTTCCCTTATAACGATGGTTTGAGAAGTGACGGCTTGATGTTGATAGCATAAGGGCCGTAGCCCCGGGGTTTAAATGTCTGCGAGAGTTTTTGCATAAGTGACTGCCTGGTCCAGCATGGCGACCGGGTAAATCCTGCGATCACCAACGTACATATTTGCATCTTCATCAAACAAGGTCACGCTGTAGCCGGTGTCAATTTTTGTGACAAAGGCAGTAATTGCGTATTCAAAGTTGGGGAAGCAAGCAACAAAGTTGGGGCAGTTAGCGACTGAAGTGTTGTTCATTTTGTTTCCTTGAAAGACCCCTTGCGATTTGCTAGGGCATGTGTGCATCATAAGCCAGCTAAACAGCAAGTGCAAGGGGTCTATAAAAATAAATGCAACTTTTTTTAGAAGATCGCCATTGCCAGCCACATGGCCAGGTAGATCAGTCCGACTGTTACGGCAGCCCCTAGAACGATCTTGATCATGCTTGGCTCGTCATTCATAGTCAGCCTCCATTGCGTCGCATTTGTCCTGGGCCAGCTGCTGCTGCATCTTGTGCGACTCGTCGGTGTCCCATTTGTAGGACACAGAATAAGGGACGTTCGTCTCGACTTCGATCCAGACACCATTAACGCGGACAGTGTCAGCGACGCAGTATTGATCGCAGCTGCGGAAGCTGATCAGGGCTTTGCTATCGCCCCAGTCATGCCAGGCCTCGTGCTCGTCCTCGTTCCAAATGGTTCCGGACCCTTCGAAGTTGTCCAGCTCCCTGGCGAGCTGGTGGGCCTCTGCCGCCAAAGCCAACCAGGCCGAATAAGTCTTTGCGTCAAATTCTGGCTTGGCGCTCTCAACCAGCTTTTGAAGTTTTGTGATTCGTGTGGGAAACATGATTAATCCTTTAGATGGGGCCGAAGCCCCGTTGATTTAAGCAGCTAGGCGACCAACGCAGCCTTGACCGTAACCGTCATCACCCAGGAAGGCAACACGGGCCAGCGTCGGGCTGTAATGGGTTTCGCAAGCGCTGGCTTTGCCAACAGAATCCATCATCCTGCGATTTGTTTCATAGTCGACCTGATCGGAAATTTGAGCGCCAAACCCGCTGTCGACAATGGCCGGCGTTGCATAACCGTAATACTTGCAGTTTGCATCAACCAATATTTCCAAAACCATTTTGGAAAATTTACGGCTGATGAAAACGTAGTTCGCAGCAAACCGGACTTCTTTGCCGTCCAGGCTGTTGTAGACGGAGCCTCTGTAGTCGGTTGAGCTGTCGAAGTATGCACCGACAAACATTGAAGTGACAGTCTTTACCTGGTCATAGGTCGGGCCGTTGGTGTAGGCCACATCGATGCTTGCGCCACCAGCATAGACGTTAGACCGAACGGCGAACTTGACGCCTGGGAATGACTCTTTCAGAGCAGTCCGGATCAATTTGGCAGTGTCAGCACAGGAGAGGTAGATCATTTTGCTTCCTTCAAGACCGCTTGCGTTTTGCTACGGCATGGCTGCATCATAAGCCAGCTAAACAAGCAATGCAAGGACTATTTGTAAAGACCCCTTAACTTTGTAGGGTATTGCAAGGCTTTACTTTCCCATGCAGTGCGCTTAACATAGCGGGATGGACAAAGACAAAGCAATCAACCTGGCAGGAACAGCTGCCGCACTGGCCAAGATGCTTGGCATCACGGCGGCCGCGATCAGTCAGTGGAAAAAGATCCCCCAAGCGCGCATTTGGCAGCTCAGGCTGTTGCGGCCTGAGTGGTTTAAGAGTTAAGATGGATCAACGCCCTAGAAAGCGTAATTTGGTGTTGCTGCAGCACAGTCTCCTTTGGGGACGGTCTCAGTAACCGTTTTCACAACCGCAATGGTTGGGCAGCACCCGGTAATTTCTAGACTGGGTCCGTCCACCAAAGGAGACTTTTCTTGCACTACTACAAGTTCCACATCGGGGACTATTCCGCGCACACCGGCCACCTGGAGCCGCTGGAGGACTTAGCCTATCGTCGAATGATCGACTGGTGCTTCCTTCACGAAAGACCCCTCCCAAACGACATTGAGCAGATCGGAAAGCTGATCCGCATGCGTTCGCATTGCGACTGCATTGCGACCGTATTGCGAGAGTTTTTTACGTTGACTGAGACTGCTGGCTGGTGGCAGAACAGGATCGGCGAAGAGCTTGCGTCGTACCAAGAAAAATCCAAGAAATCGGCGGCCAGCGCAAACGCTAGGTGGGCAAAGGAAAAAGTGGATGCGAACGCATTGCCAACGGAATGCGAACGCAATGCTAACCATAAACCACTAACCATTAACCAAGAACCACTAACCACTAACCAAAAGAAGAAGAGAACAGCAACTGTCGTTGCTACGCCTGACGGCGTTTCTCAGGAAGTTTTTGAATCGTTCCTTGTCTTGAGGAAAGCAAAGAACGCACCCGTCACCCTCACAGCCATTCAAGGCATCGGCAAGGAAGCCAGGATTGCCGGTCTAAGTCTGGAAGAAGCCTTGGCCATGTGCTGCGCTCGAGGCTGGACAGGCTTCAAAGCAAAGTGGACCATCGATCAGGTCAATGCAGCCGACAGCCGGCAAGCAACAATGACGGCACTCACTCGAGGCCTTTCAACACCGAAACCCTTCTGGGCAACCGAAACGATCGAGGTGCAAAATGAACGACTTCTGTGATGCTGAAACCGGCTTTGACTACATCTTCACGAAGATGAGCGCAATCTACGGCGCCACCTTTTCGAATCACTGGCGCGGCATTGATCCGACAATCATCCGGCAAACCTGGATCCATGAATGCGGCCGCGGCCTCACCTACAGGCCAAAGATGGATTGGGCACTAAAGCACATGAACCCAGATCGGCCACCATCGGCGCTTGCCTTTTACAGACTGTTGCGAGACGGGCCAGCGATCCCAGAAAAGCCAGCGTTCCGGATCTCAAGACAGCCGACGATGCACGAAAAGATCGTGACGGAGAAAGCCAAAGCGGAAGCGCTGGCCAAGCTGCGCGAGATCAGCCAGAAGATGAAGGTATCAAGATGACTCGAGACGAAGCGCACAAAATATTAAACCGGTTCCGGGAAGGTTCCGAATACCCAAGCCATGAAATAAATCAAGCACTGAAAGCAACCGGTGACATTAAACAACCACTCGGAAAAATGGCGCAGAGAATGCGAAGCCAGGGAATGGCTGGCCAGGTGGACAACCCTTCAGCGCGAGAAAGGATTGGGACCGGCGAACGCATGGTGGGCAGAAATGATCCAGAAGATCGAACGCAGCCGAGGACCTGGTGCAGCGCTTATCTTGCGAAACGACATGAACAAGGCCCGCAATGAGAGCCGCCAGGACGGACGCAAACCATGAAGAAGTGGTCAAGGCTTTACGGGCGGCTGGCGCTACGGTGCAGTCTCTGGCATCTGTTGGCAAGGGCGTACCTGATCTGCTTGTCGGATTCAAAAGCCAGACATTGCTTATGGAAGTTAAAGATTCAGCCAAGCCGGCATCGAAGCGAAGATTGACGGAGGACCAGCTGCGCTGGCACGGAGCCTGGAGAGGTGGGCCACTGGCGATTGTTGACAGCCCAGAATCAGCCCTGTCGATGCTAAGGGTTTTATGATCTTTGAGCTGCACAATCCAGAACAGGCCAATGGGATCATCAAAACGATCTGGCCGAAGATTAAGCAAAGTCTGGCAGATGGGCATTCAATACGCTTGGAAGTGAAACGCTCCACCAGGTCATCGATGCAGAACGATATGTTCCACGCAATCATTGACAAGATCCACCAAGCCATGAAGGCGGCAGGATCAAAATGGTCAGCAGACGATTGGAAAAGACTATTGATTGACCAGTGGGCCAGCGAAACAGACCGAAAGATTGGGAAGGTTGCGCCAAGCCTCGATGGCGAACGAGTAGTTCAACTCGGATGGCAAAGCAGGAAGTTCACCATTCCAGATGCCTCTGAATTTATTGAATGGTTGCTGGCCTGGTCAGCGGAAAAAGGAATTGATCTATGAAATGTCCG